TACTTACATTTCTTGTGAAATAGTTCTCACATTTCTCACAGCGATATTCATATGTTGGCATATTTTTATTTATCTTTCGTAGTTTTCTGCGACACGTTGCATTGTGTCTCGTACCCATTGAAGAAGTAGCACAGCAGACTCATTTCCGTGTACTAATCGTTCAATATTATCTAATTCTTCGTGCATATCAGTAACAAAATAACGAATTCTGTTATCCATTTCTTCATAATACTCATCATGCTTTTCCATACACCCTCCTACTTGATGGAAGATAAAGAATCGGCAACATCCTTATCCTCACGAAGTTCAATGAACACAGGAAGAAATAAACTGAACGCACCAGTCTTTTTATCCTGAATCTTGGCGTTATACTTCACCGCCACAATCTTGCCAACAGTATTCTTCTTTGTATATTTATCTCGTTGCTCATCAGTGAATCCAGACCCCACATTCACTTTCACCAGTTTATCTGAAGATTCCAACACCAAAGCACCCATCTTGCCTACATTCTTACCTGTGCCTTCTTGCCAATCCACACACAACAAGTCACATTCCAATTCTCCCTTGAACTTCACCTGATGTTTCACCCGCTTATCTTCCCACCCTTTGGTGATGTCCTTGAGAATGATGCCTTCTTCACCCTTGGAGAAATATTCCTCGAACAGATGATGTGCCTCATCCTCGGATGCTACTTCTATATTTTCAATCAAAGATACACGTTCAGGCATATCCAAATTCTGAAGCATTTCAAACCGAGTCTCATATGTAAACTTTGATTCGCCGTTCTTGAAATCCTGCAGCAAAATCAAATCCCAAATCACAGCCTCAACCATACCAGCTTCCTTATCAGAGATGGTACCCTTCACTGCTTTGTTCAAGATGCCATTGCCTTTCTGACGATTCATGATGGCTCCATTCTTTTCTCGAACAATCAATTCACCATCAAACACCACAGGCAATTCACCTGCCAATGCCAGAAATTCTTGTTCAAGATTGCCAAGCAAATCAATGCTCTTGCCATTACGAGAACGGAAATCCACCTTACCATTCTGTACAATGGCATTGAAACGCATCCCATCTAGCTTTAGTTGAACATAGGCAGGATAGGTCATCTTATTCATAATTTTTTCATCGAATCCGGATGCCAACATCACAGGATAGGTGGGAATCAAGTTGGGCCAAATCTTGTTCACCGTAGCCTCAGACACACCACACTTCAAATCCTTTTCAATAATGCGTTCAATCACCTTGGCTTTTTCGGTAGGCAAATTACACAATACATTTTTCAAATGCCCAACGGCAGCATTACCAGTTATTGTCCTACTAGACAACAGATGCAATTGATTCAGTGATTCTTCTATTCCAATATCAGTATTACCAATTTGCTCATATTGAGGAATTTTGCGAATGTAGAATTGCGTGTACGGGTCAAGAGCAAGAAACAACACACGCTTCAGGGTTTCATTGGCGTGATGCTTTTTTAAAATGGCTTCTTTCTCTAACCGACTTGTTGTGTTTGCCAATTCAACAAAGATAGAATTCATAGTTCCTCCCAGAGTTACCATGAATCTAATACATCACCATACTTTTGTCAAGTGTGTACTGGTATAGAATAGTGGTTGGCGAAATCTTTTGCGTCTTTTTGGTTGTTCACCATAGGCTTGCCTTTGATGTTCAAACTGGTGTTCAATACCATAGGACAACCAGTTTCACGATACCATTCCTGAAGAAATTCATAGAAATATGGTGAGTCCGTTCTGGAAACGGTTTGTACTCGGGATGTTCCATCGGCATGAATAATGGCAGGAAACTCTAATGGACGCTTACACAAAGCCGTGTATTGCATATACGGACTTTCTGTGGTTGGCATATGAAAATATTCATGAGCATGTTCAGCAAGAATGGCAGGAGCAAATGGACGAAACTTCTGACGTTTCTTGATGGCATTCACTTTATCCTTGATATCATCACCACGTGGGTCTGCCAATAAACTTCTATGTCCTAATGCTCTGGGACCAAATTCAGCACGACCAAATGCCACACCTGCAATTTGCTCTGTTTGTAACGTATCAATCAATTGTTCGGTAGGATATTTTGTTCCAATATCTAACCCTAAGTAGGGACCATGCCAATTCAAGAATTCTTGTTGATAGGCGGCAATGGCACCTAGACTATTGCCAGCATCTCCAGGATTTGGCATAATCCAGACATTATCAAAATATTGAAAGGCGATGCTGTTGGCAACACAATTCAAGGCACATCCCCCACCCAACACTAGATTCTTGCTTCCCGTCAACTTTTTGGCTTCATCCAACAAATCATGAAAACACATTTCATAGATGAATTGTGTGGCAGCAGCAATATCATATTTGTCTTGCTCGGAACTTAATTCAGGACGCCACCACATGCATCCTCGATGAAGATTGTGATTCAACTTCAACATATGTTTACTATCAAAGAAATCTTCCAATATCATAGCGGTGTATTTCAATGGATCACCATATGCCGCCATGCCCATTAAAATATATTCTTCTTCATTGGGTTTCAATCCCACACGTTGAGTCATGGCAGAATACCATAATCCCAAACTATCAGGATATCCAAGAGAAAATTTCTTTTCTAATTTTGTGCCTTTGCCATGCCAAATAGAAGTGGTGTCAAACTCACCAATGGCATCAATCACCAACACAGCAGCTTCTTGATAAGGAGAGGTGTAGTATCCTCCTGCGGCATGACTATGATGATGTCCTACAGATGTAACTGGAGTATCAATGTTATATTGACGTAGATAGACATCAGGTTCATTACTGAAGAAATTGAACCCTTGGCCAGCGCGAATTTGCCGAAGTGATTTCAACCAGGATTTTTCATACCAGACAATGACATCCGGTTCACCATATCGTTTAGCATCCTCAATGATACCAAAATTTAAATGAGCATCATGTTTGACTCCTGAATATCTTTCAGAATGAGATGCAAACAATATTTCTTTATCCTCAACCACCGTAATGGCAGCATCATGGCTATTGGCGGAAACACCCCAGATAATCATAGTTCGTCAATAATTGTTCGTAATTGTTTAACTGATTGTGTGAGAGTTAAACCAGGTACGTGTACTCCGCCCCCAATGTTTGCTAAAAAGTTATAACCAAACTTTTCATATACTGCGGGTAAATTTTTCGCACTTAATCCCCCACTTAAGGAAGGTAACACATTATTCTTTTGTAAGAATCTCATGACCTTCTTTAATTCTGTAGGTGAATCATTCACATATCCACTCCACATTCCGGCATGAATGGTGTCAATACCTGACCATGCAGCCAATTTACATAATACTAACCAAGAAATTCTATAAGGATTCTTTTTGTGTGTAATTACTTTTTCACCGCTCTTATGATAATGCATAACGACAGGTAAATCCATCTTTCTTACCGCAGAATATGTACCAAGACCACTCCAAATGTTGATGTGTATTCCATTACTTCCCAAGGAATGTACATTCTTGACAGTATCAAGAATTTTATGGGCATCACCATTGGTTGTTGCCAAATAAATCACATTGGTACCTTTGATTGCTTCTGCAATAAGAGGAATTCTTTCTTCGTAGGGAGCAAATGAAGGATTGCACATGATTTCATCTTCTTTTACGATGTTTGCTCCACCATCAATCATTTGCTCAACAATTGCTGTGATTTTACGAATACCCTTGATGCCAAACTTTGGCGTTAGGACTTCATAATTATCATGTAAGTTAATATCTAAAACATGGCACTTCTTAATAATTTCAATATCAACTTGCCCACCAATCATATCACACAACAATTGAGAAATACCATCAGTTTCCCAATTGATATTGATTGCAGGGAAGGCAATCGTCACCTTTCCTTTATTTTTTGTGTAATCTACTCCATCTTTCATTACAATTTTAGCTGAATATGACTGAACTAACTCATCAGTTTCATATTCATTTCTAACATTGGGATTTCCTATACTTTGTCCTATTGCAAGTGCATGAGCAGCTTCCAATAAGGTGGTTCTGGATTCAAGATAATATTCTACAGAAATATGTTTGTCTGGTATTTCATTTACACAAATGTTCATAAAACTTGTACCTCATATTTGTCATTGGGGTCACTAATATCACGTACTACTAACACAGTATTGTCAGTGATGTATTCAACTTGGCTTATTTCATATGGTTCTAAAATAAACACATCATCTTTTACGAATTTTCTACCATTAATAATTAACTCACCTTCAAGAACGACATTATACTCAGTTCCCTTTTTGTGAAAATGGTCAATATGTGGTTGTCCCGCTTTATTTTTTTGTACCGCTACTTCGAAATTTGCACGTAATAATGATGGTTCAAAATTTCCTATAAACCATCCTCGTTTAAAATCATTGATGTTGTAAATTCTCATGAGAAAAATTTATTATTGGTGTTAAAGGTTATGAATTCAGCAGGAGTACCAACAGGATTGAATTCTCCTGGCTTCAACATATATGTATCAACGTTATTTCCCTGTTGTATTGTGTAATTGTATACAGGGGCAACATAGTATTCACCATTATCCTTCATTCCATCTTGAATCATTTGTTTTGCATCTCTCAAAAACCATTCAGTTTTTGCCCAATGATAAATGCCTACGGTTGCTTCATTACTTATAACTTGTTTCTCACGAACTTCAACAACTTTTCCATTTTCTTTTTTAACATATGAACAATTGTCTTTATTTGTTTCAAATGTTACAATATAAGAAGTTTCAGGATTTTTTTCTATTGTAGTTTGAAAACTTTTACCATCCCAGTTCATAAATTGGTCACAATTAACTGAAACCATAGGATGTTGTTTATTTTGTATAAAAGATTCAGCCGCTAACAAAGATTGTGCAGCTCCTTCAGTGTCGTCCTTAAGAATAACAATTTCATCACCTAATGTCAACAACATTTTTTCTAGATATGGATAATCTATCAGGTGTTCTTGCTTAACAATGAAATGAATACGCCCTTTTATCCCTAAAGTTTCAACTGCATGGTGTATCATGGGCGCACCATTATATGCACACAGAAATTTAGGTAAGTGTATCCCTTGTTCTAAAAATCTTTTTCCCTTACCACACATTGATAAAATAATGTTCATACTCTTTCATCCTTTATAAAAGAAAACATAATATCAGCCCATTTTTTATGTGTATCTATGGTTGGATGACCATATTGATAGGTTGACCATTGTTTTTCATTTACAGTTTCAATAAAAGACTTTACGTGAAAATTATTAAGATGATTTAATACAGGATGATAATTGTTTTTCCAAAAAACAAGTGCAGGAAAATCATAATAAGTTATACCCCAACCGTCAGTCAAACTTCTGAGTGCTTTTAAGTAAAATATAGTTTCCTCTATTGCAACATCAGAATCATATAAGTCATAATATATTTTATGATATTGATTAATTAAATCAGTAACATGATTATCTAGAGCAGCACTATCAAGTGCTGTATGAATCAATAGACGAACGTGTTGAATATCATTATTGAAATTTTTTACTGCTTTTTCAGTGCGTTCTTCCGTAGACCAACCAATCACAATCATTAAATCTTTAGGATTTTTTCCAGATTTAATATATCTATCAATGAAATTTACAGTTTTTCTAAAAATTCGTTTATTACTTCCTCCACCTGTTGCCTCATTTACTAAAACAGGAATATCTAGTTTTTCTTTTAAAAACCAAGGCCAGGTATTATAGTAACGCATATTATTTGTTACTATTTTATCATAATGATTTATCTCATCACCGGCAGTCCAACTGCAACCATTCGTATAAAGATATTTCATATATTTTTATCTAAAAAGATTTCTAGGTTAAGTTTCATTTTTTCAAATGCAAGTTGATGCCCTCGTTCATCACAATGACCCGTACCTAATTTATCGGGATATTGTCTACAAATATCTCCCCAATCTATTTCCACAACATTTGAATTAGGAATTTGTGTATGATTTATTCTATGAGATACCATTATAATATGAGGGATGTTTTTTTGTTTTAACAATAGATGCATGTGAGAAAACAAAGCATAATCATAAAATTGCTTAATTTGAGAGCTAAAAGAATTTAAATAATACTCTTGCAGTATGCTTAGTTTTTCTTTGTCTATTATGTTAAACATTCTATCAACCCAATATCCTTGTTCAAGAAATAGGTTGATATTGGTCATTGTCTGTGAAAATATCTTTGGTTCTTTAATGTTAAATTCTATTTTTCTTTGTGGATTAGTCCAAGGAGTGTAGGGAGGATAATTTGTATAATCTACATATGACAAATCTATGTCACTGTATTTAAGTTCTTCTATTGGTACAGAAAATCTTTCATGGTACGTAGTGGTTATCAATACCAAAGGAGTTTGTTTAGTTTTTTCAAATTCCTCTATAACCTTTTTTACTTGTAACAAAATAACAAAGTTACAACAACCAGAACGAGCATACACTTTTAATGGAAGATTATAATGAGAGGCAACTAACCCACCAAAAAAATCTTCGTAGCAACGTTCTTCTGGCAATCCACTACCTGTACCAAAACTATCTCCACATACAGCCACATGATGAATCATATTCAATAACCTTTCGTTTTCTGATTTACATTGTGTATCACAACATCTACGGGATTTTTTGGAATATAGATGTTGTTTTTGTTTACGTAGTTATATAGATTCTCTGCCCACCAAGTATGTCCCAATTCCGAGGGATGCATTCCCAAAATTGAAATTTCTTTATGAGGTGTTGGATCCAAGCTAGTGATATAGTTGTGAAAACTATGCGGTGTTGTATTTTTATTGTAGAAATTTATTGGATCAATCATATCCCACATATCTTGGGTCGTAAATCCATTATAATTTCTAACATATGGATTATCCTTCCATTCCTTAATATGAATTTCAATTGGCTGATAAAAAGCCTGAAAAAATAAATGCTTAATATTATATCGTTTGAAAAACAACTCCAAGAAAAATATTTGTGACACATAACGATATGTGTATTCTCGGGCATTCCAAAAATATTTTTGATACAAGCTAGAAAAATCTGATAGTGGTTGCATATCTTTTGTATAAGTATGCTTCCACATGGGCCAGATAGTCAACCAGCCATCTTTATCAAATTCTTCATCCTTATAATAAAAATCTTTTCTTTCAGGTGATGTTAATCCTACAATCACTAAAAGATTTTCTGTACTTTTTTGTGGTTTTATATAGGCATCTAACAGCCATGAAGGTAATATTCTAAATGTTCTGTCATTACTAGCAGCAGGATAACTTAAATTAGTACAATGTGACATTCCAAGCATTTTAGCCAATTTTGTCGGCCAAATTCTAGGCAAACGATATGGATCATTTAAATCATCCCAATCATTTATAGATGCAGGAAGCCCCGGATCTTTTATTTCACTGCCATATGTCCAACTATCACCTATTACAACTAACTCATCCATATTGTGTATACCTGTCATGTATAAAGTCATAATCTTTGAACGGATGAAGAAACTTCATGTCAGCTCTCCACAATGTATGCTGCATAGGTTCAGTTAACTGTGGATGAATATTGTGGTCAATTGCTCTTTTGTAGATGATTTGTCCTGGGCTAAGTTGTCCTCGGTCTACATCCCAAGCAAATGTTCCACTTTGTCTAGCCAATCTCATTTCTTCTGTCAATTTATAATAATATCTATATGTATCAGATACGATGTTCATGGTTCTACTATCACCCCAAAAAATAATGTCACTTATTCCGTGATGGCCAAAGTCCGTGTAGACAATTCCTTGATTGCTTAAAGGATAATACAAGGTTCTGATGTCATAATGCATTTTTCTAAACTTCACATGCTCAGGAAAGAGAGCATCAAATCTATACTTAATTACTAAATCATATTGAAAATTTTTCTCAATTTGATAATCTAAGCGCAATTGATTGGCTTGCATGATACTGTAAAACATACTACCAAACGACATTAAAGGATCCCATGTTCTGGATTTTTCTTGAACTAATTTAACCGGCTGATATAGTTCTTTGATTTTTTCAATGACATCAGGACCTTCATCAATGACAATTTGTTGTCGGCCTGCTCGAATGGTGGTTTTATCCCAGGTGTGAATGAACACATCAATGTTCATATCTTCAAAAAAACTTTTAAATGAAAGATATCCTGGTATTGCGGTTCTAACCTGACCGCTAATACACACTGCAATTTTCAAATCAGAATAATTCATAATTGGAGTTTTCCGCTTCAAGATAATCTTTGGATGGACGCATTAGTTTAACTTCAGGCCACACTTGTTGTATTGTTATGTTATTGTTTTTCACATACCAATGAAAAGCAAATTCAGGAGGAGTATTTACAAACCATTCAGAAGGATATTTTACCATATCATAATAAAATTCACATATAATATCAAAGGTTAAACTATCAGCATAAAAGAAAATATCACCTATTCTAAATTTATTTTTCTCATCATCATACCGAAAATGCATACCATACATGGTTCGTTCCTTTAATCGGACAAAAGGATTGAAATTGTTGGCGCCTATAAAATTGTCAAAGCGGCTTTTAATAACTACATCATATAAAATGTTTTGTTCAATTTCATAATCCTTTTTTAACCGTGCAGAACGCATGATACTATAAAATTGACTTTGATATGCACTATGCTCAGGTCTTGATGTATCTAACCCAGTGAAGTCTCTTGCTGTTTCAACAACATATTTTTTAGGTTGTATTCTAGCAATTAATTCTTGTATTTCTTCCTCAGAAACTTTTTTCTTTTCATCTCCTAGTTTACTATGATAACTATTTTCATCCCACATATGCATAAAGTAATCTACTTGAACATTGGTTTCAGGTCTAGCAATATTATTCCAGGTATCTACAACCTTTCTCCAAGTTCTGGGTTGCCCACTTAAACAAATAGCTACTTTAGTTTTTGGCATCAATGCTGCAAGATTCATGGACCCACCTTACAATAGTCAAAAAATCCTTTAAGTTCAGGAAATGTTTCCTTGAAATTGGTTCCACGACGAGAATCATATTCCTCAATGTAAGCTGCAAAATTTTTTCTGTTTTTCCAATTTTCAGGAGTGTTTCCCATACTATCACGAATGACATAATACAAACGTTCCATTCGATGTATCTCATAATCGTAGAATCCCTTTGCAGCCAAAGGCATCCATGAACTTACTTGTTGATTTCTGTGCATGAATGACACAGATTCTTCAATGTAACTCAAAAAATTCTCTGTTAGAGTCCAAGCCGACAAGAATCCTGGATGGCGAAGATATGGGATATCTACACTTAATGGCAAATGTCTAGTTTGTCCATCAGAATACTTCAACTTCAAGTCAAGCATATCCTTTAAGAAATCTGTAAAGGTTGTGACAGACAATAAGTTGTAAGTACACATCAAGGTTACTTTACTATTTGGAATTTCACTTAAAATTCTTTCAAGATTGTGAAGCCAATATTGATAATCTAATCCAAAACGAATATATTCGGCATTTTTGCCGTGAGCTTCGTTACTTGTAAATAACTTAAATTCTTTGATGGCTTTCTTTTCTTGAATAATAGTGATTTTTTCAATGAGTTTGTCAATTAATTCTTTAGGTGCACCTAAATTAGAATTGATACTGAACTCCATTTGAGGTTGTGGATTTTCAATGAGATAATCCAATACCTTGAAGGTGTTTTTACTCAATAATGGCTCACCACCAGTAATACGAAATGTATGTAGGTCTTTTACGGCATCAGGCCACCATTTCCAGAATGCCTCAATGTAGGGATTTTCTTCAGTTTGTAATATAGGTAACCCTGTGCCTTTCTTTAAATGCTCGACGCCATTAAACACTGAAGAAGGTAAATTATAAGCACCATGTTGCTTAATTTCCTGCATCCAAGTTGTTGAATAGGAGGGAGAACAATAGGCACACTTGAAATTACACGTGGTATCAAAGTCTACTTCAAGGTATGTGGGATTGATATTGGTATTCCAAGGAAGAGATGCTATTTTTTGTATGTGTGGTTGAGCCCACGACTCTGCACTTTTAGTAATCCGGTCACTAAACACATCGGATTGATTTTTTATTTTGCTAGTATCTTCAACACGCCAGCAATAATCACATTCCTTAGGACGTTTTCCCTCTAACATCAATTTTCTTTGTTCTTTTTTAAAATTGGTATTGTGTAATGCAGAAGGATTGTTTTCAATTTCAGTTAAAGGTATGTGATGTGCTGTAGGATGGTGACAACTATGTGTTGTTCCTGTTGCTAAATGTAAGGTAACTTGATTCCATTTTGCTACACACAACGATGGACTAATGACATCAAGTTTTCTTTTTGTATTTTGAAAATTTTCTATTGCATTCATTATATTTTATATCCTAAAGTCATAAATCTTGTGAAGTTACCACATTCTAATTCACCTTCAAATAATACCACATCTAAATGATTTTGTTTTTTAAATTCATCTAAATTTTTTGAACATCTTACATGCTCACCACATTCAAAAAAATTGTTTCCTTGTAACAAGATAGGGGTTTGTGAAGGCATATGTGATAACCATGTATCAAATGTATTTTGACTAACGTGTTCAGTGCTTGTATTTACAATTAAACTTATTTTTCTTTTTGTATCAAAGAAAAATTGTTTCATATCTCTGGTTATGAATTTTATCCTATCATCAAACTTCGGTCCAATCATTTTACATTCAGGGTCTAGGTCAATGCTGTAAATTTCATTGAAGAAAAACTTATCTTTTAACAAAGATGCCAATATTCCATACCATCCACCAAAAATATAAGCATCGCCCGGACCATCAACGTTATGTTCTTTCAAACAATTGATGGCCCAGGCCTTACTTTTTAATTGACTTTCCCAAAAATTTTCTAAAATTCTTTTTTGTTGCTTACCTGTGTGTTCTCGGACAACATTCATCCAAGAAATTACCTTATCACTAGGTATATCAACGATAAATGAAGGGGTCACGCTTTTTCAACTCCGCAATTTTTCTTTTTTGGCGGTATTTTACCAATAATTGAAAAATTACATCCACAATTTTATCAATAATTTTCATCATCGGATGGTATATTGCTCTAGTGAGCGGTTAAGTTGGTTATTTACTTCAATGAAACGTGCTTTTTCAGACAGTTCCGAGATATTTAGGGCATTTACATAAGCACAGGTTGAACGAATGCCTCCTAAAATGTCAGAAATTGTGTGCTCCACCAAGCCCTTGTATGGAATTTCCACAACTCTTCCCTCGGAAGCACGATATTTCTTCACTTGATTGTGCTTTTGTTGTGCTGCATGACTGCTCATGCCATAAAAAGTAACCTTCCCATGACGAATTTCCTGTTCCGATTCATCATGACCGGCAAATATACTACCCGCCATGACCATTTTAGCCCCTGTACCCAGTGCCTTAGAGAAATCACCTGGAAAAACACACCCACCATCACTTTGTACACCGCCGCCTACTGCCTCTGCGGCAGGAACACACTCCATGAGAGCAGAAAATTGAGGATAACCAACGCCTGCAACACGACGAGTTGTACAAACTGCACCAGTTCCAATACCTACACGAGCTAAATCAGCACCTGACAAGATGGTTCTTTCAACAGCTTCAGGAGTTACCACTGTTCCGGCCATGATGAAGGCATCAGGTATCTCGTCACGAACACGCTTAATGAAATCATAGAAGGCATTCATGTAACCATTTGCCACATCAATGACAATTTTTGGTGTGTAATTATGAATTCTATCTTTCCAGATATCAGAAACATCTGCGGCATGGTATAATTCATCATTATTCATACCAATGGTGATGAAAGCATGGCTTACATCTTTTTGTGTGGTCCAGTCTGCTAAGGTATGATGTTTTGTAATGGCAGTGAATGCCCCAAAACGTTTTAAAGCATGATGCATACTAAAGGTTCCAACACCATCCATATTAGCTGCAATGATAGGTACACCTTTGATAGTAGCACCCCATTTACCTTTAATGGTGGTTTCAACTTCAACTTGGCTACGTGAAGTTACATCTGAAAATTGAGGAACAATTAATACATCATCAAAATCAAGTTTTCTCATAATATTACCTGTAATGTTCTCCGCCTACCCAAAGTACTAATGAACGACGAATGCCTGATGTTACCTTAGTTACACGATGCATCATATATGAAGGGAAAATAACTACAGTTCCCTTTCCTTTAGGTGCATCAATTGGATTATCTCCACCCTGCCAAATTTGTAAATCCCCACCTTGATAATCTTCGGGACCAGACAACTGAACCGTGATTGAAACCTTTCGGAGAGAAAGCATTCCAGGTCCAATATCTTGATGCCAACCATAATGTCCACCCTGTGAAGCATGATATTCAGTAAATTGAATTTGTTCGGGTGCAGTTTGTAAATCAAAATTCCACAAAGCATTGTTGGCAATAGTGGCCATGTTAATCATCTTGTCATATAACCAAGACCATTGGTCATTCTGTGGTATCCATTTTACAATAGATGACCGGATTGCTGAATCATCAGAAGCAACCGTTGTGGCACGATGTTCAGGTATCAAAGCCACATCATTAAATAACCTCTTCAATTCATCAGTAGAGATACCATCAGAAAAATAATAATAGTTTTGTGAATCAGAATGATTTTTAGGAAAAACAAAATGTCTAGGCATCTTATACCTTCTTAGTCACAGTTTCATAAAGAGATTCGAAATCCTTATGAAGCTCAACTTCTTCGCTGAAGTTACCCTTGTGATAGGTACGAGCCAACTTGTTCAATACCTTTCGGTTCAATTGAAGGTCATCACAAATATCACTTTTCACATTCTTCATCAAATCACGTTCTGCTTCTACTCTTGCCATGCTCGCAGAAATTTCCTTAAGAGCATCAAGGAGCTTTAACTTGTCGGCTGGTGTCGTAGGTAATGTCATTGTATATTCTCCATAACTGAAAATGTTCACCTGGGTCTTTCTTTCGTGTTTTCGGATAGGCAACATC